ATCATCAACAACTACATCAATAAAAACTGTATTTTTTGCCATTAGCGCCGCACATTATGGGTGTAATTTTTACCACCCCCTGCAGATTTTGCTTTTCGCTCTTCTGCTTTCTGTTTCTTCTCTGCTTCTTTCATTCTATACTCTATCACATATCGTTCATACACTTTTGCAAAATATAAAATGACTTTTGATTCTATGGGATAGTCATAAGCTTTTACTATCGTATCAAACTCTGACCAGTTTTTTCCTAAATATGTTCCTGACATACCCTCCCATCTATCAGATAGTAGACTAAATATAAAAAATGCCACTTGAACTTCTTCTGGAAAGACAGAAGGTTCGAGCGGCATTTTGGCGGGATCAGGTACTTGCCCTAGCTGTTCGCACATCAGTAGATATTTTTCAACATCTAATTGATGGCGCTCTGTTACATATCGTTCAAGTAGCTTTTCTACTTCTGCTACTTGTTGCTCGTAAAATTTTCAAGGTCACCTACTGTCTCAGTTAACCAACTATCAAAGTCAGAAGCATTTTTCATGAGAAGTTCGGCATTTTCTTGAGTATAGGGAAGTTCATCGTCTGGATCAAGTTCTGAAATATCCACCAAAAGAAGCTCTTCCAGGTATCGATATTTAAGTCCTTTCCATCCTTTAATTACTGCTTTACAATACTCTACTAAAAACTTTTCTTCGTCTAACTGTTCTTCAGGTTGTCGCGTTTTTCTATCAAACTTTGTGCTAACACACTTTTTTCGTAGCTTGAGTAGCTCTTCGCGTGCAAGATAGCATAAATCTACGCTCATTCCTGCACATCCGGGAAAATCAATTGCAACTGTCTTACTTGGAGTCATAAGACTCGCGAGAGAAACAGGGGTTTTATCGGTCATGTTGTGTTCCTTAAAAAGTTATTGGGCATTTATAACACATATTATAACGAAGGTGAGCTGATATGTCAAGAATTATTTTTATAACCTGGAAAGAAAAAACCCGCCGAAGCGGGTTTTAGTAAGAATGTTGCTATTATTATGCGCTAACTCCAAATACCTCGATTTGAAACTCGTCAGCAGTATCAAAATCTTCAGTATATGCACCAAAGTTTGTCTCCAGTGAGATAACATCTTCAATGCTGTGAGTAGGTACATCAATATGTACTTTCGGGAAGTTAAAGTTAACACGTGGTTCGCCTGCTACAGTACCACCAACCTTGAAGGTAACATCAAAATCGTTAACAACTTTTGTGAGACCTTTAGTTGGATCTACAAGATCCGCAAAGAAGTCTGCTGAAGCTCCAGTATGGCCGCTTACTCCAGTAGCATTATCAAATACAAGATAGCAAGTAAAGCTTCCACCAATTGCACGTGCTCCAGTCACACCTTCGATTGGTTTGTTAATAGTACCAATTTCTTCTGGCACAAGATAAGTTACATTATTTCCGATAGTAATATTTCCACCTGTCAGAGTAAAGCTATAGATACCTGTATCAACTACAGGCGTACCTGAAGTTGTCACTGTACCTGAAATTGCACTTCCTCCATCAGTTAAAGAAACTTTAAATGCGGTGGTAGTTAAGCCTGTGGATAGTACAAATACATTTTTATCATTAAAGTTACCTGCATTTGTTCCAGTAAGACCACTTATTCGAACTACATCACCTGCTTTTAATCCGTGAGCTGCATCACAAGTAAAAGTACCACTACTTTCACTATCGATACCAACTCGCTTACCTTCCATTACATCAGGATTTTGACCGCGAACTTCAAGTTGAGTCAAACGATTACGAATAAAGTTATTTGTAGAAGTTACACCAGTTGTAATTGCTGTTCGGAAAGCATCATGAACAGGGCTTAAACCTCCACCATTATCTGCATCAATCGGAACAGATAATCTATAGTCATTACCACTATCAAGGAATACAAGATCTTGAGATACTGAAGGAGCCGAAGTTCCTACGTTTACCTTACCTGCGGATTGTAAATCTGTTACTTCTTTTGCGAAACCTGACCAATTGGCAGTAGCAATTCCATCAATATCAAAATCAATAGAACACTCATTTACAATTGCATTTGAAAGCTTATATACCATTGGATTGCTAGTATCTGTCTCAAATACAAAATACAGAGTAATTTTTGGTAGAGTTGCACGATTTGAATTTTTAAAGTCTAAAAGGCCTCCTACTGCAGTACTGTCAGAGGGAAGAGTTGCACCCTCTTCATCATGAACTACACCACTTATTCCGCCTACTCCAGTTACTGGATTTGTGCTGCGAGTATAGTTTCCGGTTCCTGTAGGCCCTGTTGCTGTAACTCCTGTTCCTCCAAAGTTATCGGCACCTGCCATTGCTGCCCAAAGAACTTGGTCAACAAGATGCATTTTATTGGAACCATGATTAGTAGGTCTCATATAAGTGCTGAAAGACCACTCTGCAGGAGACAGAGAGTCAGTAAAAAGACGACGACCTCGTCTACTAGTACCTGCCGTACTTTCCATTTCTTGCAAACCGATTTCAGTCTGGTTTGTAGCTTGAGAAAAGCTGAAGCCGTCCAATACAGGAATTTCCCACAGTCCTTGGAAAGAACCGTTGATCCCTGTAAGCTCGACATACAGTTTCGAGTCGCGGCTAAAATAAAGTTTATCTGCCATAGATTATCTCCTATGTCTTGAAAAGGCATGGACGTGAACGTTTGTTCGTGCCAGCATTTTCTAGTATCGAACCTCTACAAGTATTTCGCCTACTCCCAGAGGATCTAACACACCTTCATCAGTATCTATACTGAGAACTGTGATTTGTTGAGTAAACTGCTCTAGTCCCATACGATCATAGTAGCGCAGTCTACTATTTTCTTCAATAACTGTCTCTACATCTTCTAAAAGCTCATCAAGAGCATCAGTAGAGTCCTCTTGATTTACATAACATCGAATAGTTACATTTAAAAAGCGGTCTTTATATGCTCCGCCTTGGTATTCTCTACTTTCTGAGCCTGCATTTAAATGGATTGCAGGAAACTCTTCTACTTCATCCCAAAACTTTAATCGAGGACTAACTTCAGCAACTGCTGTATGAAAAATCCCTCTTCCATCTATAAGAGCAAGTTTATCTGCAAGTCCTTTTGTTATAGCAGACCTACGGCTTGTATACTGTCTGTGTGCCGGTTTTTCTGCCACTATACTCTCCTAGTATAAAATCTGCCTAATGCTAGTTCTGCTGCTATTTCTCGAATAGAAGAATCAATCAATACGCGAGGATCTCTATCTGAGTTTGCCCAAGGACTTCTTCCTTTTCCTGGCTCATACACTTGGTATGGATTTTTCTGATAAGTATAACCAAAACTTGGAAATCCTTGAGGAGTTGTTAAAACCTCTGTTAATCTTACACTGTTTGCAAATGTTCCTGTTCTATTCTCTAGTCTAGGATTTCTCATATTTTTTCGAACAGTTTGTGGCAACTTTTGATTTATTAGTGCCATCATAGAAAACATACTTCGTTGTGTATCTGATTGCTTGTTAGAGGTTGAGCGTGCTTTTGGTCGAGCAGCTAGTGCTCCTCCTCTAGAAATTTTTTTAGCTGAGTACCCTTTACCTCTTTTTCCTTTTTCTGTAACTTTTGTTCTAGTTTTTGTTTCTACTTTTTTTGAACCTAACTGTACTTTTACATTCTTTTTCTTTTTAAGATTTTTTACTAAATGATCATGAACAATTGTTTTTTCAATCTTTTCAAAAAGAGTGCTAGAGCCTTCTAAGTTTTCATACTCTATATTTCTAAAAGTAATTTCAAAGGCTTTTAGAAAAGCTTCTTGAATTTGTTTCTCTTCTGTTGAGCCTCTTTTTATATTTATTTCTTTAAGTACAGGCGTTAAAAGCATTGATAGTCCAGCTCTTAAATCTCCACCTTTTGAAATAATTTGCTCTGCATCAATAACTAACTTCATAATGATGCCGTGCATTTTTCCTTTTTGTCCTTTTGTAAGATCATTTAAAGAACGATCTAAAACTGCTGTTAAGTTACTTGCAAAAGTTTTTCGAAAACCTTTTGGAAGTCCTCCTTCTTCTGCTGCTATCTCAAACGAGCCTACTACTGAGCCTACAAGACCAGAAGCAGTACCATCGGCTCCATGATCTAAATTTACAGTTTGACCAAACTCTTTTCTACTATAACTACTTTGGGTTATTTTTTCTGCGTACTCTTCATTAAAATCATTTATATTGTCTCGTATGGTTTCAAATGATTTTGCTACATAAAAGATATTTTTCCCAAAAGTTAATCCTTGCTTTTTTACAATTTGCATAAAAAATCGAGTTTGAGGATTTTTATCCTTTGGAAAAGGTTTATGCTGTCCTCTAATATACCTTTTAAAGGCTGCTCTGTACTTTGTGCCTTCTTCCTTAGTTAAAGGTCTGCCAATTGCTGCTTCATACCCGGTTTGTATTGCTTTTGTTTCTCTATTTTTTATAACTAAGCATTGTCTTACATCAGCAGATTGAAGTAAAATACGAGCGGCTTCTCCAACTGTTTTTTCACTTTGACGATTATAGTTTTCAATCAACTTTGCAGCAACTTGCTTTCTAAATGCTGATTTACTCATTAAAAGTTCTTATACAAATCAAGTACACGTTTTATGTGATCTGGAAATGCCACATTATTACGCTGACTTGAACTTGCCTGATTCTGAATACTAGCGCCTGCAATAGAGCGTCGCTCTTTGTGCTCATCTTTCAAGTAGTATGTAATTAAATCAAAAACTGCAAGTTGTAAATCAGAAGGTAGAGACGCATATCCTGCTTTATACACTACACGAACTGATGCTGGGCCACGAGCCCAGTTTTTATAACTTTGTCCTGTTGTTCGATATAGACAATCTGTAGCTTCATCAAGATAATACTCATGATCTGTTGTAGTTAGAGTACTATAACTTTGACTATAATTATCTCGCTCTTCTACAGAGACAATACTAACAATAGGACTTTCTGTTAACTGTACAATATGTGTTTCCCAGTTTACAGAAATTGTGTCGGTTTTATTAGTTGAGTAGAAATCTACAAAACTATTTGCACAATAAGTTTTTACGAGTTGACTCACAGAGGGAATGATAAAGTTTAGACGGCTATCATCTTTAGGACTACTGATGCCCTCTGCCGCCTTGTAATCATTTAATGTAACTAAATCCGCCATAAATTAACTCGTAAAAACTTGGGGCGGCGTACCGCCCCAGGCCAACTAGAAGAAGTATTTCTCCTAATTTAGTTTCTATCTTACTGGTAAGCCCAGCGAATAGAAGGCTTGTTACCGCCGTTGTTAGCAACCAACTCGTTAAAGCCAAGAGACTGAGTGGCAACCAGTACGGTGCGCTGCTCTTTGACAATGTAGTCAGTTTCTACGCTTACGCCACGGAGACGTGGAATTACGTAGTTTGGCATGTAAACAGCCAAGGCTGCAGTCGTAGTTGCTGCGCCTGTGGCACCCAAGTTGTAGGCCAGCTGATCAGTAGCGATCACAGGCGAGCCAAAGACCGTACCAACCATACCGGTCAACTTAGTAGCCAGATCAGAGCCGACTTCAGTAACGTCGGTGAAGCCAGAAGCGTCAATCAGCTCATAGTAAGCATCAGTTGGTACGATGTACGCAACCTGAGAGGCCTCAAGGCCATACTTACCCATTTCCTTACGCATTGCGAGAAGGTTTGCAGGAGTAACTTCTGCCGTAGTAGAAGCATCCAGAGCAGTCTGAGCAGATGCAGTAGCAAAACCATTAGTGTCGTCAGTACCAGAAGCACCTACGAGACCAGTGGCATAGCCGCCAGAGTTACCAACAAGGATGGCCTTATCGATAGCGATAGCGTGTGCACGAGCCAGAGCTGAAGTAATCATAGGCAGTACTGAAAGAACGATTTGCTCGTCCGTGTCGTTCGTG